TCATCCGACCGGCCCGTTGCGGGATGCCGGGCCGCGCCGCGTGAGTGCCGTCAGGACAAGGATCAGGCAACAGGCATACTCCACGTCCTGAAGGCGTGGTTCGGGCGGTAACGGCAGGACACGGGCCCGCGCCATCAGCGTGCCATTGCCCCAGCGGGGATGCGCCCGACCAAAACGTTTGCGGTAGCGGTCGGCGGCGTCAGCCTGCGCGATGAGTTGCGCGCAGGCGGTGGGGCGTTGCGGGGCGGCAAGGGTCAGCAGATGGCGCGCCAGCGCTGTCAGGTCGCCATGCATGACGGGGCGCATCAGGCCGCGATGATCAGGCTGGCGCGGAAGCCGGGACCGGTGCGGGCGGAGCGTTGCGCGACCTCGATCCGGTATGCGCCCTGCACGGCGTCGGCCTGCCGCATCGCGGTGGTATAGGTCCAGTGAGGGCTGTTGATCGTCTCCTCGCGGCGCAAAGTGGTGCCTTGGAGGATGCGGAGCAGGTAGCTTTCGGTGTCCTCGCCCAGCGGGATATCGGGGCTGTCCCAACTGTCGGCGTCGATGCGGCTGCGGCGGGTCCAGGTGACATGCAGGGTGCCGTCCGCATCCGGGATGGCACGCAGGTGGACGGGTGCAAGGGGTTTGAGGCCGGTGCCATTGAACGCCTGTTCCAGCGCGGTGAAGGAGGGATCGTCATAGCCCTGTTGCGCCGGGCCGATGCGGTAGTGGCGGGTCAGGCCGCGCGCAGAACTGGGCAGGTCGATCTGTTCCGGGTTGCCGTCGAGCAGGACCAGATAGCTGCCTGCGGGCCATGTGCCGGGCATGATGGCATCGGTGCCAAGCTGGCCGCGCAGGAGAAGCGAGAGGGTATAGGTGTCGGGGGCGGTCAGCGTCGCAGAGGCGAATTGCAGCAGTTCCCAGCGGTCGGACGTGCCATCACCGATCGCGGCAAGGTTGCCGCCCGCCAGCAGCGTGGGCAGGTCGATGGAGGAAAGCTGCCCCGCTGTCACGCGCACTGTCACCGTGGCGCGCCGGTCCAGCAGGCCGGGTTGGCCGGCGGCGAGCGGGGTTTGCGTCACGCCGATGACAGAGCGGCGCTGGATCACACGGTTGAGCGTAAAGCCCTGCCCGGTGGGCGAGGCATAAAGGGCCGCCGCCCCCGGCCATGGGGCGGCGGTGACGGCGATATGCGGCGCATGGGGAACCTCGTCCCCGGTCATCAGCGGCAGGTCCAGAAACAGGGCAAAGACCGGCATCGGGGTGATGAAGGCGGGCACGGGGGTAGCCTCGTCCTCCAGCCCGGCGGGCAGGTTCGTGGCGGGGTGGACACGCAGCGCCTCGATCAACTGGGCGGGGCCGCTTTCGACCCGGTCGATGCGATATTGCGCGCCGGTGGCGTCGCCTTGCAGGGTCAGCAGGTCCCCTGCCCCCAGATGCTGTTGCGAGGGTGGGAGGGCCAGACGCAGGCTGTCGCGGGCCAGTCGCGCCTCGGCCAGCCAGCGTTCGGCGATCTGGCGGCCCTCGGTGCGGGTCAGCAGCAGCGGGATTTCCGAGGCTGCGACGGCATGGGTCGCCTCGTCCGGCAGGATCGCCTCTTCGGCGACGGCGGTATAGGCGGGATCGGCCTGCACGAAGCGCAGGCGGATGCGTCCTGTCATCTCGGCTTGCGCGTCGCGGCTGTGTTGCGGATGGGGCGGGCTGTCGGGCAGATCCGCCACTGTGTCGGGGGCGATGGTTTGGGCCACGCCATCGCGGCGCATGAGAAAGCGCAGGCGGCCATCCCGTTCCACGGCGTCGAAGCCATAGGCGAGCATCAGGGGTTGCAGGGCGGCGCGGGCGTCGGCGACCTGCGCCAGCACATAGCCGCGCACGATGCCGTGCAACCGGCTGGTGTCGGGGTCGCTGAGGCCCGCGCGGGCGCAGATCTCATCCACGACCGAGGCGAGAGAGCGGGACGCAAGCCGCCCGGTCACCCAATGGCCGCGCGCGTAGTTCGCGGAATCCGCCCAGAGGCTGGCATTGGCGGGAAAGAACGGAAAGGGCCGCGCATCCCACGCCCAGACGAAGGCGCGGGACATGTCCAGCATCGGGCCACCATAGAGGGGCGAGACGGGATTGTTTTCCGGCGCCCGCCAATGGCCCAGCATGGCGCGCAGGTATTGCATCTGGATCACCTCGTCCTGCTGGCCGCTGGAGTGATGGGGCGCGAAGGACTCGGATGATTTCGGGTCGAGAAAGACATTGGGCTGATTGGTGCCCTTGTCCACGGCGGGGCAGCCCAGTTCCGTGAACCAGATCGGTTTGGACTGCGGCACCCATGCGGTGGGTGTGGCGCTGCGCTGGCCGTCCACACGTTCGTGGTGGCTGTTGGACCACCAGTTGCGGATGTCCTTGTAGCGCCAGATCCATGGCTCGTCATGCGCGTCATCGGTGATGGGGGTGCGGATCTGGGCGGCGCGGGCCTCGGGGGAGTGGTAGAACCAGTCGAAGCCCTCGCCGCCTTCGATATTGGCGCGCAGATAGGCGGGGTCGTAGATGCTGCGCCATGCGGCGTCGGCATGGTCACGCCCGTCGCGCCAGTCGGAGAGCGGCATGTAATTGTCGATGCCGATGAAGTTGATGTTCGGATCGGCCCAGAGCGGGTCGAGGTGGAAGAAGCGGTCGCCATTCCCCGGCTGGTAGCCGAAATATTCCGACCAGTCGGCGGCATAGCCGATCTTCACGCCCGGCCCGAGGATCGCGCGGACTTGAGCGGCGAGTGCGCGGAGCGCGGTGACGGCGGGAAAGCTGTGGGCGGGGCCGCGGAGGTGTGTCAGACCGCGCATTTCCGAACCGATGCAGAAGCTGTCCACCCCACCCGCAGCGGCGCAAAGGGCGGCGTGGTGCAGGATGAAGCGGTTATAGCGCCATTCGTCGGGGCCATGATAGCTGACCTGTCCCGGTGCGACGGTGAAATGCGCGGCCTGGGCGGTGCCGAAGAAGGCGGCGATTTCGGCGCTCATGGCGGCTGTGCCATCCGGTGAGCCGTCGCGGCCCGGTGCGCGTGAGGCCGTGATGCGACCGCGCCAGGGCAGGACGGGCTGGCTGGTGGCGTCGGAATACGGATCGGGGCGGGTATTTCCTGCCAGTTGATCCATCAGGATGAAGGGATAGACCATGACCGCCTGCCCTTCGGCCTGCAAGCGGCGGATCGCGCCGATGACCGAGGCATCGGTGGGCGTGCCGCCATAGACGGGGCGGTCGTTCAGTTGCACGATGGTCTGGGCTTGTGTGCGGGTCAGGGTGCTGACGCGCCACGGCATTTCGGCCCCGTCGAATTGCGCTTGCTCGACCTTGGGCCGGATCGTGCATTCCGCGCAGCGCAGGTCGTCGCCGAACCAGCTGACGATGAGGGATGTGGCACGGCAATGCGGGGCCTCGATCCGCAGGCGGTCGATGGAGGTGACGATATCGGGCTGGCCGGAGGGGGAATTGATATTGGCGCTGCGGCCCTGCCCCGGTCCGTAGGCATAGCTGACGGGTGTATCGGCCAGCGCGTATTCGCCGCTGCCGGGCATCATCGCCACGGCCCGCACCAGATGGGCGGGGTCCGGATCGGTATGGCCTGCGCCGCGCGGATCGGGGCGGAGGACTTCGAATTCGAATTGCGGCACACGGTTGCCGAAGCGATCGAGCGCCAGATCCTCGAACACGACATAGGCGGTGCCGCGATAGGCAGGCACCTGGCCCGCGCCCTCGACCGCTTCCATTCTTGGGTCGGGGCGTTGATCGGCATCGCCGGGATAGACGCGCATGTTCAGGTCGCGGATCGGGAGTTCGGTCCCGTCCGCCCAGACGCGCGGCACGCCTGCGATCACGCCTTCGCACAGCGCGATGGCCATGCTGATGGAGTAGCTGTAGCTGGTCTGGGTGACGCGGGGTTTGCCCTTTCCCCCGCCCGAGCGGGTGACGGCGACGCTTTCGTTGAAATCCGACGCCCAGATCACATGCCCGCCGATCCGCATCCGGCCATAGACCTGTGCGATGGCCGCGCCCTCGCCCGAGCCGGTCAGGCGGAAACGGTCGACGCGGCCTGTTTCGACCGCCTGCGCGCCGGTTCCCAGAAGGCGCTGGTCGATGGCGCGGCCCAGCGTGGCGCCGGCGAGCCGCCCGACGGCGACCATGGACAGGCCCAGTGCTGTGCCCCCGATCGAGCCGCCGATGGCGGCGCCTGCAGCGGAGAGAAGTATCGTAGCCATCACCGGCCCCTTTCTGGAAATGCGAACCGTGCCGCGATGCGCCGTTGCCATGCTGGCCCCAGCGCGCTTTCGACCACCCCGTGACCGGAATAGGCATGGATGAGCCCGGCCCCCTGTGGCGTGTCGGACAGGATGCCAAGATGCTTGGCGACAGATCCCGCGCGCATGCGGAAGAGCAGCACCTCGCCCGGTTGCGGGTCCGTGGCGGGCGTGACGCAGTGGCGGGCAAGGGCTTGCCAGAGCCATTCCTGCCCCTGCGGTTCCGCCCAGTCAGGGCTGTAGGGGGGCAAGGGTTCGGGTTCGGGTCCGATACAGTCGCGCCAGATCCCCCGAATGAGGCCGAGACAGTCGCAGCCCACGCCCTGCAAGGACGCCTGATGGCGGTAGGGCGTGCCGATCCAGCGCCGCGCGGCGGTGACGATATGGCTGTTCGACGTCATCGTCTGCTGCCACCGCGCAGGGGGCCGGTGGCGGGATCGCGCAGCATCCAGCCGTCGCCGGGCAGGTCGGGGAAGCCCTGAAAATTGACCAGATTTCCGAATTTCACGCGGCAGGTCGCGAAACGTTTGTCGCAGCCTGAAATCAACGTGACCTGATCTCCGGGGGCGATGGCGGCGCGCAGGGGCTCCCACAGTTCGATCAGGCGCAACCCATCCTGCGGTCTGACCTGCTTGATGGTGCTCCAGAGCCCGGAGGCCGCGCCGTCCTGCACCTGAAGGCGACCGCGCCGGAACCAACCTGCGGGCTGTGTGCCGCTGCCCGCCAGATGCAGGATGCGGCCATCCGCGACGGTGACCACTTCCAAGCTCAGCGCGTGATCCGGACCTGTCAGATCGACCCGGCAGGATGCGTCGCCCAGAACGGCGGTGCAGGGTTTCTGATAGATGCGCCCCAAGGGGCGGTTGAGCGCCTCGGTCAGGCCGCGCAATTCGGCGGTGAAGGCGGCACCGGTGCGGCGCATCTCGCCGATGGAACCGCGAAAGCGCAGTTGGCGCTGGCTCGGATCGGCCCAGTTCACGCGCCAGCAACGCACCTCTGCGCCGTCGAAACGTCCTGCCTCGATATCGGCCTCGGAGATGGCGGCGTCGCTGAGGACCCCCAGCGCTTCGGTATTGTCGACCGAGAGGCCAGTGGCCTGTTGCAGCGCGCGGGCGGCAAGGCCGCTGTCGGCGCGGAAGGTGATCGCGTCGAAGGTCAGGTCAAGGTCATGGTCGGTGAAGCCGAGCACCATGCCATCGGCGCGCGTGAGGGCCCATGCGTGGCAAAGCGTGGTGAGGCCGGTGGCCAGATGGTCCATTAGGCTGGTCATAGGCGGATCTCCAGCACGGGGACGCGCGGCACCTCGCCCGCCTTGAAGCTGGCGACGCTGGTCGAGATACGGTCGGTGTCGAAGCGCACGGGCACGTCGAATTCAAAGCCTGCGGTGATTTCCAGCCCTGCCGTCGGTGCCTCGGTCAGGGTGACAAGACCGGTGGTCAGATCGACCTCGAAATCGACGCCTTCATAGAGGCGGGTGCCCTCGATCCCCATGGTGACGGTGCCGAGGACAGGCTTGGCGATGGGGCGGGCGTAGCTTTGGTCGCCGGAGCGGTAGGTCTTGATCAGTTGGAACACCCGGGTCGTGCCGTCGGCGCGGGCGATGACCTGATCGTCGGGGTCTGTCTGTTGTGATGGCAGGCAGGAGCGGAAGTCGGCCCAATCCTTCCAGCGGAAGCCGAACATCTGGGCGCGGCGCGCCTCGAAAAACGCGATGAGGCGTTCGACATCGTCCAACGACCGCAGGCCCACGCCCGCATCATAGCGGCGGCGGGAATGGGCCCATGGGGTGTTGCGTTCCTCATGCCCGTTGGCAAGGGTCACGATGTCGGTGCGCCGCTCTGGCCCGCCCAATGATCCGAAACTCAGGTTCGCGGGAAACCGCACCTCGTGAAAACTCATGACCGTGATCCTTTGGTTAGCGGTTGCGCTGGCCCTGCCCCAGGATTCGGCCCATCTGGGCGGCGATCTGGGATTGCGAGCGTTCAAACCCCGCGACATCGGGGGTCTGGATGTTGATGACGACGTTGACCGCGCCGCCTCCGCCGCCGCGCACGCCGAGTTTGCCGTCGGGGCCGCGCGCAAGGGGCATGATCGCCTCGGGTCCCGCCTCGCCCATCAGCCCCATGCCGCCACGCATGGGAAAGGTGGTGGGGCCGGTGACGATACCGCCCGCCGCGAAGGGCATGACGCGGCCCTGGGCGAAGCTGCCGCCCTTGGCGAAGGGCAGGACGCCGCCCACGAGTGCGCCCATACCCTTGGAGAGCAAGCCGCCGACGTGATCTGTCACCGGGCGCAGGGCGGATTGATAGGTGGTGTTGACCATGCTGGTCGCCACGGTTTTCAGCGCATCGGACAGTTTCATCCCGTCGAAGGCCACGCCATCGAAGGCGCGGCGCAACCCGCCCGAAAAGCCGCGTTCCAGCGTGGCCATGTCGCGGCCTGTTTCGGCAAGCGCACGGCGCATGCGTTGCAATTCGCCGTCAAAGGCACCTGCAACCGTTGCGGCGGCGCCAAAGCTGTTATCCAGCGCCTTGACCTGCTCTTGCAGGGTGGTGGCGGTGTCGAAGTCAGTCATGGGTCTGTCCTCTCAAAGGGTCGGGGAAGGCCTGCATCAGACGGTCCAGACCATCGCGGCCCAAGGGGGCCTGCGCGGCCCCCTGCCCCAGCATCAGGGCGATTTCTGCCGGGGTCAGTGCCCAGAACTGCGCAGGGCTGAGGCGCAGGCCGCGCAGGCCGGCGCGCATCAGGCCGGGCCAGTCAAGATGGCTCATACCGTCCCCCCGCATCCGGCAGGGTGAAGGCGCGCACCAGAAGTTGCGCAGCCGCCTGTGCGGCAGACACGGGGCCGCCTGCGATATCGGCAGCGATCAGATCGACGGGCCTGCCCTGCCATCCTCCGCCCCGCAGCCCTGCCACGATCAGCGCGAGCACGTCGCGGCTGGAGTATCTGCCGCTTTCGAAGCGGGTGACGAGGGCGACAAGGCTGTCATCGCCCAAGCCCGCCTCAAGCTCGGCCAAGGCACCCAGTGTCAGTTTCAGGACATGGCGCTGCCCGTCGATGATAAGATCCACCTCACCGGCCCAAGGATTGGCCATATCAGAGCGCCGTGAACACGAGCGCACCTGCCGAGGCGAGGGAGACATCATAGGTCGCCTCGCCATTGTGGGAGCCCGCGTAGTCGATGCTGGTCAGCTGGAACGCGCCTTCGACGATGCCGAAATCGGGGATCACGATCTGGAAGAGCGGGGTTTCGCCATCAAAGAAGATCTGGCGGGCGCGTTCATCACTGGCGGCGTCGCGGAAGACGCCCGATCCGCTGATGGCGGCGGATTTGACGCCCGCGCCGGCCAGCAGTTCGCGCCAGCCACCCTGGCTTTCCAATGTGGTCACATCGACGCTTTCCGCGTTGAAACTGACCCGCGTGGCGCGCAGCCCCGCCAGCGTGGCGAATTGACCATCGCCCGTCAGATCCACCTTGACCAAAAGATCCTTGCCGTTCTGGGCACCCATGGCGTCCCCCTTTTGCTGTGATTGAGTTTCAGATGTCGTCGAGACGCGCGCGGAAGGTCAGGTCGATCCGACGCCGCCCTCCGCTGTCGCGCTTGGCGGTGGCGCGGATGAAATGCATCCCGACGAGGCGCCCGCGCGCCAGCACCAGATCGGGATCCAGCAGCGCGTCGCAGACCGCGGCGGCGGCGGTCTTGGCCAGATGGAATCCCGCCGCATCGGCCACGACCGAGAGGGTGATTTCATGCTCGGCCCCCTGCGCTGTTGCATCCGAGCGGTCGCGCGCCACTTCTGGCCCAAGGCTGAGATAGAGCGGCGGCAATGGCCCGGCGGGCAAGGCGTCATGGATCGCCCCGCCAAGGAGCGCGGTCACCCCCGGATCGGCGGCGAGATGGGCAAAGACGGCCTCTTGCAGGGCGGCAGCGGCGGCATAGGTCATGGGGAGACCTCCTCGCGGGTGATGCAGGTCAGGAAGCGGCCACCGGGGTCGCGTTCGGTGACGGCCAGAATGGTGAAGATGCGCGCGCCTTCGCGCAGGCGTTGATCCGGGCGGGGCCGCATGGACGTGCCGTCGGGCGCGGCGCGGATCACGATGCGATGGCCGCTTTGCGACAGGACCGTTCCGCCCGTGGCGACCTCGCGTCCCTGCAAGGGTGTCATCTCGGCCCAGACCTCGCCCAGTGTCAGCCAGTTCTGGACGAAGCCTCCGGCCCCGTCCGGCAGGCGTTCGGGTTCCTCCAGCAGAAGGCGGCGGCGCAGATGGGGCAGTCTCATGCGGCACCATGGGATGCAGAACCGCCCAGCGTCACGCGCAGGGCGCGGTAGCGTTCGATCAGGCTGGTGACACCAAAGGGCATACAACCGCTGCCAAGGCCGGTTTCCTGCCGGTATTCATAGAAATGCGCGGCCAGCATCAGCACAGCCTGGGCCAGATCAGCAGGCAGGCCCGCCCAATCCGAGGACATGCCTGACCGGATGTGCAGGACCGCGCGGCCGCCTGCGGGGATCGCGGGCAGAACACCGCCTGTCGCCCTCAGGCAGGGGCGCTGCATGTCCGGCTCCAGCCGCCAGCGCAGAGGGGGCATCGGCGTTGCCACGCCCGCCGCATCGCGCAGGACCAGGGCCGTGATCTCGACCACCGGTGCCACCGGCAAGGGTTGGGCGCCAGGATCGGCCCACCGCGCCAGCTCCAGCGTGAAGGCACGCTCCAACAGCACCTTGCCGATCCGCGCCTCGATCGCGGCGAGGGCTGCGCGCAGGAAGCCTTCGAGCAGGTCGTCCTGCAACCCGGATTCGCTGAACCCCGTGCCCAGATGCAGATGCGCCTTGAAGGCTGCCAGGGGCAGCGGGGGCGCGGGCTGCGAGGTGTCTTCTGTCAACATCATGGAATGTCTCCGATTTGTCGGGCTTGTCGGCCCTTTGCCGCGTCCGATGCCCGACAGGGCAAGGGTGCGCGCGCCACCTGCAGCGCCCGGACGGGGAGCAGCAGGACACCGCAGTCAAAGCCGTGACGCGCGCGGCGGAAGGCCGGTGGGTCGGCCTTCCGATGGCGGGCGTCAGGCGGTGGCGAAACGCAACAGCTTGATCGCGGCGAAGTCGCTGATATCGCCGCCCACGCGCTTGGTGGCGTAGAAGAGGACATGCGGCTTGGCGCTGAACGGGTCGCGCAGCACGCGCAGGTCGGGGCGTTCGGCGATGGTGTAGCCCGCGCCGAAATCGCCGAAGGCGATGGCATGGGCACCGCTGGTGATATCGGGCATATCCTCGGCAATCAGGACCGGATACCCCAGAAGGCGGGCGGGTTCGGCGGCGGCAAGACCGTCGGACCACAGGAAGCGGCCATCATTGTCCTTCATCTTGCGCACTGCGCCCGCGGTTTTCGAGTTCATCACGAAGAACGCATTCGCGCGGTAGGCGGCCCCCAGTGCATAGACCAGATCGACGATGGCATCGGCCCCGTCAAAGGCCCCGTCCGCGCCCGTGGGCACGGTGCCCAGGTTGCCCCAGGTCCAGACGTCGTTATCCACCGTGGCATGGGTCAGGAAGCCGCGCGGCTTGTCGATGCCGTTGCCGCTGACGAAGGCCGCCGCCTCGGCGCGGGCGAAACGGTCGGCGATGCGGCCCGCGAGCCAGCCTTCCAGATCGAAGGCGCTGTCGTCGAGCAGGCGTTGGCTGGCTTTGGGCAGGGCGCTGAGTTCGTGCAGCGGGATCGTGATGCGGTCGATGACCGGCGTGCCGGTTTCCGTGGTGCTGCCGGTTTCCGTGGCCCAGCCATGGCCGATATCGGAATGATCGACCAGCACGTCATAGGAGGTCGCCTCGACCTGCACGACATTGGCGATGGCGCGGAGCGATGCCCCTGCCGTCAGGACCGAGCGGATGCGCTGCGCGGTTTCGGGATCGACGAGGTAGCCGCCATCGCCCGCCACGGCGGTGTTCATCGCCTTGCCCTCCAGCACCAGCCCGCGCAGACCATCATCGTCGCCCGAGCGCAGATAGGCGGCGAAGGCCTTCTGATGCGGGGCCTCGGTTTCGACCTGGACAGAAAGGTGGGGACGCGCTGTCTGCGGGCGCGGGGAGTAGGATTTGTGATCAAGCATGGTCAGTCGCTCTTCCTGCTGTTGAAGTCGGGTGTGAATATCGGCCCGAAAGCCTTTCAGATCATTCATGAATCCCGCCACAGCGGTCTTCAGGTCACGGGTGGGTGACAGGTCGTCGGACAGACCTTCCCCGGCCCGAGACGTTCTCTCGGATGTCATGGTGTCATTCTCCTGTGGTTGGATGATGCGGGCGGATCAGTCCCCGGTCGGCCTGTCGCGGGTCAGCATGGCGCGCCCGGTTTCAAACAGGGCGGTCAGGTCGCGCAACGTGGCGTCCGGCTCTGGACCCGCCTTGGCAGAGACGCGCGCCGCAGGCAGCATCGGGAAGGTGACAAGCGAGACCTCCCACAGCTCCAGTTCGGTCAGCAGCCTGTGGCCCTTGTCTGTCGTGGTGGCGCGGATCGTGCGATAGCCGATGGACAGCCCCTCGATCGCACCGGCGGCAATCAATGCCGCAGCTTCGCGCCCGCGTGTCACGCCATCGAGCAGCCGCCCCTTGACGCGCAGCCCGCGCGCATCCTCGACCACCTCGTCCCAGATGCCGATGGGTTGCGCGGGATCGTGCTGCCAGAGCATCCGGACCCGTCGCCCTTCGGCCGTCATGGCCTTGAGGCTGGCGGCATAGGCACCGGGGGCGACCACATCGCCGCCCCTGTCGGGCGCGCCAAACAGGCTTGCATACCCCTCGATCACCGGGCCAGTGCCATCTTCGGTCAGCCGCAGCCCCGCTTCGGGACGGCAGAACTTGTGTTCAAGTCCGGTCTCCATCGCCACTCCTCTCATGGCAGCACCCCGTGCGGCACCGCGAACAAAATCGACTGAAACGCCTGTGCCAGAACCACGGCGACCACGCCGTAGACGGCCAGCCACAAGCGTTTTTCCAGCTTCTCGACCAGCGCCTCCAGCTTTTCGGCGCGACGATTCAAGCCTTCGAAATGAAGGGTCGAGACGCGTTCATGGGCTTCCAGCCGCAAGGCCGGGGCGCAGTCGAAGGCTTCGAACCCGTAGCGCCCCACATCACGCGGGGTGGCGCGTGGATCGCTCATGCTGCGGTCCCCGCTGTATCCGGGTCATCCATGGCAAGCGCGGGCAGACCAAGCATCGCGCGCTTTTCCGCATCCGTGAGAAAGGCCGCCTCGGCCACGCGGCGCCATTGCGACTCCCGTTCGAAAGCCAGCGCAGGCACCTGATCCAGATCCGGGCGCAGCTCAAGGGTTTCGCCGGTGAAGCGTGACAGCCATTCGGCGAGGCTTGCCACGACACGCGTCGCCATGGGCAGCACGGTCAACCGATAGAGCGCGCGGTTCGCCTCCTGGTAGTTCGCAAAGGTCGCATCGCCCGGAATGCCAAGCAACATCGGCGGCACACCGAAGGCCAGCGCGATTTCGCGCGCGGCGCTTTCCTTGGTTTGTTGAAACTCCATGTCCGAGGGGGAAAAGCCCATCGGTTTCCAGTCCAGCCCCCCTTCCAGCAGCATCGGCCGGCCCGCGTTGCGCGCGCCCTGATGATGGCTTTCCATTTCGGAGACAAGGCGGTCATATTGGTCGTTGCTCAGACTGCCCTGCCCTTCGGCGCCGCGATAGACGATGGCCCCGGATGGTCGCGCCGCATTGTCCAGTAGCGCCTTGGACCAGCGACTGGCCGCGTTATGCACGTCCACCGCCTGCGCCGCCGCCTGCATGGGCGAAAAGCCGTAATGATCGTCCTGCGGGTGGAAGCTTTTGACATGGCAGATGGGGGCCAGCGGCGTGTTCACCGCGAAGCGATGCTTGCGCCCGCCAACGGTATAGTCATAGGCGACAGGCCAGCCGTCCGCGCCGGGGATCAGGCTCATCCTGTCAGATCGCAGCACATGGAGTTCCGAGAAGGCGCCCACCTCATCGGTGACAAGTTCCACATAACCGTTTCCGGTCAGCAAGAGCTGTGCATAGAGCGCCTCCAGCAATTCGGCCCGTCCCTGTGCGGGGTTGGGGTTGCCCAGCAGGACGAGGACGGGATGGGTCTCAAAGCGCTGTCCCGCGCCCTGCAAGACCAGCGGCAGGGCCGCCGCTGCTTCGGCCAGCATCTTGACGCAGCGAAAGCCGACCGGGTTGCCGGTATAGCCGGCCCTTGTCAGCGAAGCAGTGTCGCGCGGGCTCCAGACCACGCGGCCCGCGCCTTGAAAGGCCAGAACCGGACCTGCGGCGCTGGCCTTCTGCGCGGGGGCCATTTCGGCCGCGCCGCGCTTGAGAAACTGAAAAACCATGTCGTGCTCCTTGAACCGGCCCGCTGTTCTGGTGGGGTCGGCCTGGTCCCTGCCCCGGATGCCGACGCACCGGGGCAAGGGCTGTCCGAACCCATGTGCGGACAATCTGACGAAATGCTTAACAATTCCGGATCAGAGCGCGCGCACCCTTGGCTGCTGCCATTTCGCCGAGGGGGCAATGATCAGCTCGTGCAAAGCCCAGACCAGCGCGTCCAGCCGGTCGGGACTACCCTTGCCCGCATAGCCCTGCGCCGTCATGGCACACATCTGATCTTCCAGATCCCCCAGATCCCCGTGATGGAAGACCCGGCCCTGCTCATAGAGCGCGGCCACAGGTTCAGCCCGCGCCCCTTTGCTGCGCGAGGCATGCAGTTTGCGAAATGGCACCAGCGGGTCGATCTGCCGGACAAGGGCTTCGATCATGTCGCCGCCCTGGTTGACCTCGACCACCAGCCTGTCCGCATCCCAGCGCCGCATTGCGGCAAGGGCGTGACCGGCCCATTGAAAGGGCCCCAGCCCTGTGGTGCTGGCATCCTCGAGGACAAAGGCCTGCCAATCCTGCACCGGCCCGCGGGTGACGGCCCCCACGACCATGATCCCGCAGGCGTCCGACCCTTCGCTTGAAGTTGTCGCGGGGTCGATTGCCACGACGATCCGGTCCATCTCCGGCAGCGTGCTGACCCGCGCGCCCTCCAGCAGGGCACCGGTCCAGAGCGCGCCCTCGGCATCCTCGACAAGGATTCCGTCCAGTTCCTGCCGTGAGAGCCGCGACCCGGCATATCGGATTCGGACCTCTTCGAGAAAGGAGGTGGCCAGATTGGCGGCATTGGCCTCGGTCGGGGCATGGGTGACGACGGTGCTGGACATCTTGAGCAGATCCTTGAGCACTCCGACATTGCGCGGTGTCGTCGTCACGCAGACGCGGGGATCATCCCCCAAACGCAGGGCGAATTGCAGCATGTCCCAGGTGTCGTGGCCTTTCTTCCACTTGGCCAGTTCATCGACCCATGCGCCGTCGAACTGGGGGCCGCGCAGGGATTCGGGGTCATGTGCCGAGAACGCCTGTGCCGTCGCGCCGTTGGGCCAGATCAGCATCCGTCGGGTTGCATGCCATTCCGGGCGGCGATCCGGGGGTGAGCAGGCCAGAATGCCGCTGTCTCCAAAGACCATCACCTCGCGCACCTGATCCAGTGTTTCGCCCACCAGCGCGATGCGGCGGCACCGGCCGGAGTCGTTGGGGCGCGAACCTTCGACCTGCGCGCGCACCCATTCGGCGCCTGCGCGCGTCTTGCCCGCCCCGCGCCCGCCCATGATCACCCAGGACCGCCAGGTGCCTTCGGGGGGCAGTTGGTGCGGCATCGCCCAGAAGTCGAACATGAAGGGCAAGGCCAGCAATTCCCCTTCGGTCAGGTCGTCAAGGAACGATTTTTGGACCTCGGCAGTCTCGCAGGCGATCCAGTCGGCACCGGACCTGAGATCGGGCTGCGTCAAAGTCGATGGCATATTCAT